ACAAACTTGTAACCTTTTTAATACAAATAAAGAACCAATAGCAAATTTAAGTTTAGGTGCTTTAAATGGTTTGATAAGACCTGGTATTAATCTTGACTTTAATAATGTATCAGATGCGAATAGTTTTTGTGATGGTTTTAAATGTTGTTTAAGAATTCTTGTTAGTCTTGAATTTAATATATCACCATTAACATTCATTGGGTTATTTTCTCTTAATGCTCTGTTAACAAAACGAATCATCATATTTCTTAATGGTATATTAAGTTTACCTTTTCTTATTTCATCATCTAACTCTTCTTGTATTTCCTCTTTCTCAATAATATCATCAGGTTTGTCAAACTCTACTGGTGGTCTAAAAAACTCAAACTCAGTATCTATCTTACTTACATTTTTAGTATCAAAAAATTGTTGTTTATTTTCTAATCTGATTTGTTCAAAAGATTCTTCTGATGCTTTACCTTTATTAAAGGGTGATTCTACTGAAACTAAAATACCATTAACATCTCTCAATACATTATTAGCATCTATTGAACCTGATTCTTGTTGACTAGCTTTTAGACTACGAACTAACTCCTGTTGTTCTATAATGTCAGAATCTAATATTTTTTGGTAGTAGTCTGACTTTTTCCTTGCTGAACTTGGTAAGTAAGGCATTTTATCTCACCACTCTAAATTCATAATTGTCATCATAGTAATTTATTTCTTCATCACTACCACTACCACTTACGACCTTAACACAAAAGCGATAATTTCTTTCTGCTTGTAATCCATTCATCCACAATCTGAAAAAGTTTCCATTTGAATCACAACTGATTTTTGAACCCGTCCCAAATGGAATAATTACTTCCTCTGTATCCGCATCTTTAACTTCATAGAAAGCAGATGCACTTGGTAAGAATTTTACACTTAGTTCAGCTGCCGATGATGAGAAAGAAGTAGTAGGGTATAACTCTCTACCAACTACTTGGAATTTTACTTTTGAACCCTCTTTATATTCTGTTCTCAATCCTTTAAAGTAAACTTTTAGTCTACTTAAATCATCTGCACTTAACGCAGATAAACTACCTGTTGAAAAACTTGAATCGTCCCACACTACTTCCAACTTAGGTGGATAGATTGTATGTGTTTCTCTTGAGAAGTATTTTAAATTTCCGAATCTATCTGAACTACTTTCATCTTTTGTAGTATCACTTCCTGAATTAAAAGCAAATGTATAATCTGTCGGTGCTATTGATTCTCTTTTTAGAATAAAGCCCCTGTTTGGATATGCTGATGATGAATATATGTGATTCTTAACTAAGTCCGATACATCTATTCTTAAATCTTTTTTATCAAATGTTAATTGATAAGATGAACTAACTTCATATTGTCCGTCAATACTTGATGTAAACCAACTACCCCCGTCAGTCAATACTGAACCTGTTACCCAAGGTGTTGAGTTTTCTTCATCACGATATTGATAACTTACTCCGTCTGATGTTACTGGGTCGTGGTCAAGTTTTCCTGTTCCTTGTTTCCAAGCACTACCACTAACCATATAAGCAAATACATTTTGTTCTGCTTCAACTTCTTCTGATGTTGCGTCGTATAGATTTAAATAAAAGTTTGCGGTAGATGGAATTATTCCGTCCACAATAGATTGTGATATTGTAGAATAATCAAAGTCAATTAATACTCTTGACACATTTGCTATCGTTCCATTATCATTTACAGTCTTATTAATTTCTAATACTTCATCAAGACCAGTATTGATAGAACTTGTTGTTCCACCTGAATATATTGTTGCGTCTCTTTTTCCAAATTCAAAATAATGCATTATCTATCTCCTACTACTCTACCCTCAATGTCAGTATCAGGGAATTTAAGTTCAAATATACTTGGGTCTAATGAAGGGTAAACAATTCCGTCTCTTGTAGCTGAATCCATATCATATATGTTTCCACTATAATTGTCTGTTGTTTTATATTTGTTTTCAATCACTACAACATTCTTATTAGGGTTATTGTCTTGTGGTGGAACTACTGATATTACACCTTCGACTAATGAGATAACATAAGCAATATCATTCAACACAATCGGTTGATTAATCTGCCATTTTTTAATTTCAAAATGTTTCTTGACTGCTTGTATCGCTCTAAACAATACTTCGTTTTTGTTAAATCCTCTACGAACAATAATGCTAAATCTTACACCAACATTAATGATATATCCGTCTTTAAGATTAATCGCATCTGTTAGTAATCTATATTGTGATAGATATGTTTTGACATTATTTTTTACTGCCGTATTTAGTTGAACAAGTTTTCTACTAGCGTCATATCCTAACATATACATATTTAATGCTAATGGATTAGGGATAGTATCAATAGATTTTATTTTTTTTACTTGTCCGTTAATAACTTCTAATTGTCCTTCTTGTTCTAATTGTTCATCTTGAACAATAAATGCTTTTGCTATGTTTCCATACTTTTGTGGCAAAGAGTAAATGCGAGTTACATAGTCTTCCTTTGTTACTGCACGATTTTGTGCATTGAAGTAAGCAGATGCATTTAATTTTATTTCGTCAAGTGTTTCTTGACTTGCTCCGCCAGATGCTCTGTCTAAGTTAGTAGCAATAATACTATCTTTAACTGATTGTTGTATGTCCACATCAACACCACTTGTAGAATTAGTAAATGTTAATTTTTTAAATGAAGTGATTGTATTTGAAGGAACATTGTGTTCTACTGCTCCACCATAACGATAAGTTACGGTAAGTGTTGTATTAGCAGGTGCCAATCCAAAGGTTTGTGTTTTTAAAAAGTTACTTGGGTCAAATGATTCATCTAATCTTGAAACACCTTGACCTAATGCTGAACCAACATTATCTGGATTTGGTATTAACTCCTCGTCTGCATTTGAACTTACACCACTACCAAATCTTACTTCAGTTTGGTTCTTATCATTTATTCTTGTTGTAAATCTTCTTGAACTTTTTATAAGTTTTAATAAGTAAGGTGAGTCATTTTTATATTGTGACAATTCAGGGTCATTATCAGAAGTGTTCTCTTGTGTTTCAAATATAGTATCTTGTGCTAAGAAAGGAACTTCATACCAAGTGTTTCCGTCTGAGTCGGTAATAGAAACTATTTCTGTAACTTTTTCTTTTTCTAAAATTACTTTATCAAACTTAGTTGCTACTCCAAATGTAAATGTTTCTGAAGTGGTTATTCCAGATTTTGCCAAACCTGTTTTAAATAATCTAAATGATGTAGGAATATTTCCTGTTGCTGGTGTTAATGGTAGTTGTTCCATTGTATCTAATGAACTTGATACACCAAAGTTTACATCATCTAATAATGCAAATTCTACACCATTACTTGCTTGTAGTGTTGAACCCTCTTTAATTATACTTGCATAATCCATATTAGGTTTTGAAACAAAACTACCACCTGTTCCACTACCACTTGCTGGCACATCAATACTAAATGTCATTTTAGTTGTAGCAGGACAAGCTAATTTAGGTCTGTATCCATAGGATTGTGCAATCTCATAAATGTTTTTTCTTTCTTCTGCTTGATTTAAAAGTGTTTCTCTAAATTGGTTATCAACATAGTAATTCAATACATCACCAACATACGATGCCATTTCAACAAACATCATACCTGGTGATGCTTCATTAAAGTCATTGTATTGATTTGGGAAATATGATTTCGCAAACTCGATTAAGTTTTCTCTTATATCACGGAAATCTCTACCAAGATAATTTAGTTCTTTCTTAACTATTTTTTTATTCGTTCCGTAATCTATATCTCTTGGATTTGGTGTTGGCATTCTTATTCTCCAATATTAAAATTAAATGTTATCGTATCAAATGTATCTGGCTCTATCGATACTGAAAACTCTAATGAAATATTTATCATATTTTCATCAGGTTTAGCATCAGTAACAATGTCGTTGATTATTACATAAGGTAATTGTCTGTTGATTGATTCTCTAATTGTTTCTTCAATAGCATCAAATGTAGAAAGAGATGTTGGTTCAAATACAAGACTTTTTAGTCTTGAACCAAAGTCTGGTTGCATTACTCTTTCACCAGGACTTGTAAGTAAAAGATTTCTTATATTAGATTTTGCTTGTTCTAATACCGTAGAAGTTGAGTGAAAAAATCCATCACTACTCCTACCAAGTGGAAATCTAATTCCAACTTTTAAATCTTCATTATTATTTATTTCTCTTACACTTGCCATTATGGTCTAAATCCGCCCTCGCCTGATTTCTTTTTTGTTATTGCTTTCATCAATCCAGAATAATCACGAGTTAATGCATTTTGGACATCTTCAGGAACTGCGTCTACTGAAACACCTTGTTTCTTGATTGTATCAACTGCTCCCATTTCTCGTGCTTTCTCTTTATTTTGAACTCCACCCAAGTTTCCATAACCTAGCACTTCTGCCATATTATCACTACCTAATACTCCACCACCCAAAGTTGGATACTCATCAGTTTGTTTTGATGAACCCAATGGTTTAGTGTTGTTCAATACTTCATTTAACGTTTTGTTTTTTGTGTATTGTTTTTTAGGTTTTTGTTTTACACTTGGTTTTGGTTTATTAGAAATCACTTCTGATAATTTGATTTCTTTTTGTTCATTAATAAATATCTCACTTAATTGTTTTTTTACTTCTTTACGAACAACTAATTCAATTATATTTTTTAACTTATCTTTACTCATTACTACTCCTATATAGTTTCAATTTTTTCTGATTCAGCACCCACATCTGCTATACTTATAATTAATTCTCTCGAACCTTCCATAGATGATATCTGTAAGTCTGCTGAAGATACCCTCTCTTCAAATCCATTTGCTTCACCATTTACTAAAAAGTCTCTAAGGTTTTCGCTTGCTTTATCTCTTTCCTTTCTATAAATATCAACTTCTTCAAAAGATGCGTTTTGTAAATTATCTTCTGCTATCTCATACTTCTCAATATTTCCCTTTAATTTATTACCACCCTTAAACCCACTTAACTTCTGTTTTGTTTTATCTAATTCATTAAGAGAGTTTTTTAAATTTTTTACTTCATCAATACCAAGTTTTTTATCAAAGTTTTTTAATGCATTATTTTTTAAGTTGTCAATTTGTTTTGATACATCTAATAGTTCACCTGATTTTACTTGCTCAATCACTTTAATCTTTTTATCTATGTCTTTTGTAATATCACCAATATTATTTTTAACTTGTTTTAAACTTTTAAATCCTTCTATAATACCACCAAATCCAGGCACTGGCTTAAAGGCTTCTTTTAGTTCATCAATATTATAGGTTTTCCATTTAGTCTTATCTAACCACTTTAACTTAAATACTAAATCATTAAACTCTAATAACTTTTTTGCATTATCTATTTTTGCTTTTATGTTTGCAAACCAAGCTGGGTTTGGAACTGACTTTGTTCCTGGAATAGCAGCTGGTATTAATGAACCAATCTGAACTTTTAAAAAATCTAAATTCCATTCAACTTGTTTAGCAAGAACTTGTCCCATTTCTTTCATTTGGTCAGGTGCTAATATTACATCTCCACTCGTCAAATCTTTATTTATTTCTAATTTCTTACCACCTTTAAAATCACTAACTACTTCTTTTGCTTTAATTGAAACATTACCCATAGCATTAGAAATTTGAACTCCTCCTGCACCACCCTTAATGTGAACTCTATTTTTTGCAAAGATAGCAACATCGTCGTGTTCGGCATTAAAAACTATTCTATCAGAACTTATATAAACTTGTGAACCTGAATATTCGTTTGTTTCAAATTGACTACCATTAGGTTGTATCTTTGACATTGACTTACCAAATTCTATAACTTGGTCAGAGTAAGAAATCAATTCATTAGAAGTCATAATAACTTTTGAACCACTCTCATTGTTTAGACTATCAACATTAAGTTCAATGTTTGGTGATTCTAAAAATTTTTCCTCAACTACTTTCTTAGCAGTTTCTGGATTTAATTTATCTGTTAGGTCTTCAATTTGATTACTACTTAGTTTAATGTAGTTTCCAAATCTACCTTGTATGATTGTATCACCTTCTTTTAAATTTGTCTTTTCTTTTTTGGTATCTCTAAAATAATCTCCCTGCTCTATATCAGTTCTTTCTAATCCACCATCTACATTACTAATACCAAAGTCTTTTTGATTTAAAAATTTTACTAAGTCTTCTGAATCATTTTGTTTACGAATTACTGATAGTGGTAAATAAAATCTTTCTCCAAAAAATTCCAATCCAAGAACAACTTCACCTTCAATTGGAAGTTGCATAATGTTTGAACCAAGTGGTTTGTAAGCACTACACCTTAAGTAAGGTAATCCTTTTTCACTATAAATAAATCTACCAATTATTTTACCATGCTGAATCTTTTCACCATTAGTATCTTTTATGATACTAAGAACTTCAATCGGTTCTACTTGATAGAATTGTGATTCAGATAATATTTGTTTTACTTTAACTCGTAGACTTTCATTTGATACGAGTTTATCTGACAATACATCTGACTCGGTATTTCCACCCGACTCGTTAAAATATGCCATTAGTTTCCTTTGTTAATAGATTCCAAGACTTCATCTTGTTTTGTTTGTAACTCCTGAACATCTGTTTCTATTACACTCATCAGTTGTTCTTTTTCTGCGTCTGTTAAACCGAACTCATCTCCTGAATCCGATACTCGTTTTTCAGCTGCAGTAATTCTTTGAACGATTGTTGCTAACTTGACAAGCTGTTCATCGTTCTTTACATTGATTTCTAAATATTCTTTTAGCATAGGAATAATCTGAACGGCTGTATCTCCGTCCTTAATAAATCCCACAACCTCTTTCATCAATACTTCTAATTGTGTTTTATTGGTTTTGGAATTATCGTATATGTCTTTGAAGACATCTGATAAGGTTTTTCCCTCGAATATTTCGTAATCTTTTGCCATAATTTTGCCTGTAATTTACCTAATAATAAATAGTTGAATGTCAAAAAAGAGTGATATATATTTATATACCTATTAATATTTTTTGTTTTCACTTATAATTATTATACGACTACGAAATATGTAGTCTTTTAGATTAATAAAAAGGGGAAACTAAAATGAAAAATACTATGGCTATGATAGTAGATGTGGTAGCAGGTCTTAAAGATGTGCTATTATCTATTGTTGGTCTTGGGGTTCTCGTTCAATTGATTTTTGTTGGCGGGTTCTTCGGTATGGACATTATTGGTAATCTGATTAGTTTAGTGAATTTATTTGCAACAAGTGGATTCGCTGGATTTATATCACTATTGGTGATATT